GCGCGGCTCTCCGGCTGCAGCTCGGCGCGGTGTTGCGCGTTATCCAGTATTTGAACCTCATTCGGGTCGATCTCGGTGGCGAGCGCGGCTCGCTCACCCTGCCATCTGTCGATCAGCCCAGCAAGCTCAGCAGCGCTCATCTCGCTTAGCTCGCGGTCACTATCGCCTGTTGTAGCGGCTGCGCGTCCTATGTCGCGGCTCAGCTCAAGTACGGTTCGCGCAGCCTGGACACGCGCACTCGCCGGGGCTTGGTCATCGAGCATGATTGTGCGCAGCGTACTGGTTGCCACGTTGGCCAGATCGGAGCTGACGTAGCGGCCACGCTCGATGCGCAGCGCCGTTTGAATATGCTCTTTTCTCAATAGGTCATAAGCCGACACTTTGGCATCAGAGTATCCCGCCTGACGCGCCGCTTGTGTTGGTGTGCAGCCGTGCCTAACCAGTGTGACCACAAAGCTACGCTGCATTGCGGTCAGGTCTACCCCTTCCATTCGGTTCAAGTAGGGGCGTTTTGCAAGCTTAACTGTTGGCTTTTTTTTATCCATTTTGTCAGTTTATTTTACAAACAGACTATTGCAAACAGACATATTGTCCGGTATTGTATTCAAACAGACGTTTTGTCTGTGACAACAAAGGAGTCGAAATGACTTACACAGTAGCGGTTCTAGAGGTTGATTTAGCCTTCGGAGGTCGTGAAGAAGGCGGCTGGTATTACGAGGTTGGCTCACCAACGCACGCGTACAACTCTCAATTCAAACCAAAGCGCTTTCGCAGTCGGGCGGCGGCTCAGGGCTTTGCGCGTCAATTGCGGCGTGAGCTGTTGCGCATTAACGCGCAGCGCCCTGAGATTTCGAGTGTGGCGAGTGAAGGCAGGCTTGCCGCCTATGTTTTCAATAGCCGCGTCACTGGCTTTCCCGCGTTCAAGCCCCATTACGAGTGAGATCAACAAAATGTACATACTCTCATACACAACGGTGGATAACACCGATTACTGGCAGACGTTCGATCAGCTCACGCAAGCGCAGACCGCGATGGAACTCACGCTACAAGTGCCGGACGTTACGACTGCAAATATCTCAGTGGCAATCATCAGCACTGAGCCGCAGCACGTTGAAGTAACCGACTTGGACGATAGGCTCTGCGCAGTGCGCACCGCGCTACTGGACTGGCGAGCTGATCGGGACACAAGCGATTACGACCCTGTGTGGGACAAAATCCAAGGTGCGATGAAAACACTAGAGCTTGCACTGGAGCATACGAAATGACAACACCCCTTAAAAAGTGGCGCTGCGTGGTTGTCGAGCGCGTGTATCAAACCTTTGAAGTCGAGGCTGCAGATTGGGACGCGGCGGAGCAAGCGGCGTGTCAGCTATTCGATGCGACCAACCGCGATGACGTTGAAGTGGACGTTATGGACACTCAGGAGATCGAGCAATGAGCAAGCCACTCAAACGCATCACGGATTTTCAATTGCACGCCCTAGTGGGTCAGCTCAATCAAATTGCACGCACACCTAATGAAACGCAAGGCAACTTTTTTTTGAGCTTTCAAAAACAGAGCGTGTGCGTTCGCGCAGGGGTCGCGCTTATACACAACGCCACTATCGACTGCGGCAGGGATAGTGAGCGGCGCACAACGATTGCCTACACAACCAAGCGCGACTGCTATGACCAGATCGAGGCTTTCATTAAAGGCGTTCAATTCGCAAAGGAGCAAATATGGAAATGAATAATCAAACATTAACAGTCGAGGCGTTGTACCGCGAACTGGCTCAGCTCATGTCAGAGAATCGCGGCAGCGAGCCAGTGTATGCGTGGCTCAACCATGACGGTGAGCCGTTTGCAATTAGCTCAGTGGATGAGCTGCGCGAAGGGTGCGTTGAGCTAAACCTAGTTTACCTATACAAAGTAAAGGAGCAGGGCAAATGACACTCACACTTTCTGAGCGCTTAGCGCTCGCACACACACTGGCTAAGTTTCCTGAGAACACTAGCTACGATGACATTCACTCGATGATCTATTGCGGTGACTATCTGGACGATGAAAATCCAGTGATCGTGCCTTGGACACCGTATGAAAACATGACAAGCGCCGACCTGATCCAAGCTCAGGACGATCTAGTGTGGGCGCTCGACAAAATGATTATCAGCATTTTGAGCGATGACGTTATGCGCCCACTGGAGCGGCTTGCGCAAGAAACTGCAGATTGGCATCCTGCGCACGCATCACAATCAACGATTTTTGCTGACGCGGCTGCCGCGACCCGCAAGCTCGCTGCGATCCGCAGCACCATGAAAATTAACTTGGGGCTTTACTTATGAACATCACAGAAAAGCAATTAGAGCTGATCCGCAATGCGCTGCGCGTGGCGGACTACGGGATCGACTGTCAGCCGCCAAGCGATCAGGTCGCACTGGACACGCGTGACGTTCAGCTCGCGTACCACGCGCTCGACTGCGTTAAACGTGGCAACGTCACAACAAAGCTTGCCTACCATGCGAAGTCTGACGCGCACGGCTGGAAACACATTGTCACCACCCGCATTGACGCACCGGAGTGGAGCGATTGGGATCGGCAAGCTTATCGTCACATGATGGAACAAGGCACATCGTCCCTTGTGATGGGTTGGAACATGTGGGAACTGGTACAGGAGCATGCGCAATGAACATCTGCTATTTAACCCACGGCAATCAAATCCTAGCTACGGGCTGCGCCCCCACTACCCACGGCGCACGCCTCGCTGCCCTACAGGCGCTTGGCGAGGCTTTCGGCGATCTACCAGTACGCGAGTGCCAGTACCGAGTTTTTTTGGCTTATACGTCTGTTTTAACGACCAACACCACAGGACACAACCACCATGCACACTAAACCTTTCCTAAGCCCACGCCGCACCGCCCCCACGCGCCGCCGCATCCCCCCAATCAGCGCTGTTAATTCCGCACCGCTCAACGGGTCTGAACTAAGCATGCTCGAATCGTTAGAGCGTGCCGCGATACACGATGGCATGCAAAGCCTGACTACCCGCGAGCGCGAACTGCTCCTGACCCTACGCGTTCGACTCTGGGCAGAGCATGCACAGACTGCTTAACTGGATCGCGCTTGGCATTTTCGTTTTCATACTCGCAGCAACACTTAAAAAGCTTTTAGCTTGATTGCAGCCCACCCGCAGCCGACTAACCCTCGGCTGTTTTTTTTAAGGTTACGATTCCCAACATGAAAGCTCTGAACCGATCCGCTCTACACCCGTACATGCTTAGCCCTGACGCTTGCCTGTCCAGCGCTGTGGGCTTGGAAAATCCGAAGTCTTGCGTAGGATTTATCCAAGACCCACAAGCTGAGCTTTGCAGCCTTCAAGCGCAACAGTTGAAAAGCGCAACACACTTTCCTACAGCACAAAACATTGAAAGCGTAAACGCGTGGGCTGCACACCAAATACAGCCACATTACCTTACCGGGGGTTTGGGGGGCAACACGCATGCTTTTGGCTCACACAAAATGTCTGACGCAGTGTCCTGTATATCCGGTGACATTTATTCAGACCCTACGCCTAAATCTAAGCATGCGGGGCGCTTTGCGCAGTCCATTTCAGCCTTGCTTGCGCGTACTTTTGGCGCTGAGCGCGTGCCACTGGCGCCAGATTTGATGGCGCTTTCGCGCCGCCGCCACCCAGCTCCCGCGCTTTGTTTCTGTCCAAAATTGGATTTGATCGTGGGCTTTTGCTTGGGCAAGCCTGTCCAAAATGTCGTGACTGCGCTTGAGTTGCACCCCGCTGCGCACAAGCTTTTGCTCATTTGCGGTGAGCTGTTCGACCCCGCGCTTGACCGGAAATCCTCCGCAATTAGCCTGGACACTTTAGGTTATTTGCTGAGCTGCGATACGCTTGGGCGCGTGTCCGGCATGACGGGTGAGCAAGCGGGTCGGCGAGCCGATGCAAATTTTATGCTCGATGACGCTGCTTTGGGGCAAGCTTTGTCCGTTGTGGCTGAGCATTGGGAGTGCGGCTCGCCCCTGAACTGGCGCATCGACACGCCGCGTGAGCGCCACTTCTATGTCGTGCTATCTAAGCGCCTGAGCTGGCATCCCCGCGTGATCGAGCGCTGCTGGGTGCAGCTCAAGACACGCGGTCTGGTTAAGTCGGCTCGCCGTGGCAACTGGGGGGTGCGGGGGATTGCCCCTGTTGCACCATCGCAAGCGTTTCCTGCGCAGTCCAATTGCACCAGTGCCTAAACTGCTCATCGCTCATTGAGCCTTCGCGGATCGCGTCATAAATCGCCCACGTTGGGTGATAGTGATACTTGGGGTGCAACGCGCCTGCGTCCGAATCAATCGGCTTAACCACCTCTTTGCGCGGTGGTGCTGCGTAGAGAGCAATTGGTTTGTAGACTTTATCTGGTTTGGTACGCCTGTAAAACTTATGTCCTACTGCGTTTTCACAATAGTAGCCAACAGGCTCTTGCTCTGGCTGTGCAGCGGCAACCGCCGCAGCCTCCGCGATCCCCGCGTCCTTGCCTGCAAAGTATGCGCGATCCATTACGTCTAACGTGTTCGCATGACCCGCGCACGCCAGCTCACGGCGCAGCGCCACAATCGTTTCCGCATACTTAACCATGCCTTCGGTGAGCGCTTGGTTCGATTCCCTGAGCTGCTCGATGTACTGCGCGGGGCTGCTCATACTTTCACCTCGCGCATGTCAATCTGGGTTTGTTTAAAAGTTTTGGTTAAAAAAATAGCAAATGCCAAAGTCAAACGCTCTAATGGAACATCATAACGAGGGTAGCTAAGGTCACGCCTACAAGTATGCTCTCCGGTGTTTGTTGATAAGCCATGTCTATCTAGCCACCAATCTGTTAAGGTTTTTTTGCTTTCTTTCATCCACGATGAGTTGTGACTTTGGCACAAATACACAGCCGGATTGCCTTTACCTCCAAACCAAGTTGCTAAGTGCGCTGGCTCATTGCAAACATTACAGTTATTTTTTATCTGCATTTTTTGCCCCAATTTTTAATCCTTTAGCTGTCAACGCCAGCGACACAAACGATAAGCCTTGTGCAGAAAATGATGCTGCCTCAATTTCTAGTTTTTTTGTGTTAATAATTTGTACCGCCAACTTGGCCACGGCAGCCGCTCGATGCGGATCGCTTTTGCCGTTGCGCAACAAATCAAATTCCTCAAACAATGCGGCGCACAACCCTGCGCTAGTTTGCTCTGTGTGTTTAATCATGCTTTCACCTCGCGCATGTCGATCTGGATCACTTCGCGCCGTGCGCCAAGGGTTTTAAAGTAGTCCCACTTGTCGATGTACTCTTGCTGCTCGCTTGGCGGGACAAAGCCTGCCTGCCGCAGCGTGGCAAGCACGTTAGTCGCTGCCGATGGCTTGTAAATCTGGTGGTCTTTAGCGTATGTCATTCGCGCCCCTCCGCAGTCTTGTGTTCAATCAGCCTGTCCAAATACCAACGCGCCTTTTTAAGCGACTCAACGCCCCCTTTCTTAGGCCAGCGCCACAAATACTTGATGACGTTCGCGGTGCAAACAGCATCCTTGCCCCGCATGTCGGCAGTCACGGCCTCAATGACGTCGATGCACTCAATGCCGCCTGCCTGATAGTGCATCGGGTTGTTCACCGGATCGTCTGAGCGCAGCCCTTGTGCCGACTGAGCCTCGCCCTGCGTCAATATTTGCTCGACCTCCTTAAATATGCCTTCGCGCCACTCGTCCAGTGCGCTCTTGATCTCTTCATTTAGCTGTTTCATTTTCTCTCCCGTTCATAAAACTTCCCCAACTTGAACCCTGCATAGAAAGGCACAAGCACCAAGACTGCCATCACAAAACACCGATACAACCACTCCAATATTTCCCACATAAAACCTCCCTCAAAACGGCGGCTCACCGCCCACCTGAATCAGCTCTGAGCCAAAGTCATCTTTCATTCGCTGCGTGAACCCATCTGTATCAAAGCTATGCAGCACTAGCCCAATCTCTTTGAGCGTCCAGACTCCAAGTCCGTACTGCGCAACCGCTGTTGGGCGCTCCGTTTCCATCCTCACTACATAAAAGCTTTTGCCTGTTGGCAGCACGCCCTCCCAGACTTGCGGCAGGGCATCGGGGCTTGCGCCTGCCTCCAGAGCCTCACGCTCAAGCGCTGCCCAGCCGCGCATCATTACCTCGGTGCGCTTGGTGATCGCCTCGCTATCGTTTGATGCAATCGCGTCATGCCACTTTGTTTCGGCTGATGCAAAACGTGCTGCGGTGTCCACACTCACCAACTGGTGCAAGCGACCACGCCCCCACTTGATCTCTAGCTGTTCTTGCACCGCACGCAAGGGGGCGGTAATGCGATCGACTAACTTCTGTTGTGCCTGTACGTTCATCATCCTGTCTGCCTCTCCTATAGGTACTGCGACTTCAACTTGCGCCCAGCCATTGCCACGGCGCACGCGCTTAAATTGCCACCGATGACCAGGTGGCAACACGCCACGCTTCTTGTCCTCCTTGGCCATGAGCGCTGCCCACTCGGCGTCTGCTTTGTCGAACAGCTCGCGCCAATGCGATAGCCCGTCATCTGTTTTTTGTTCGGTCATGTGGCTCACGGTCATACAGGTGTAAGTCCAGCTCCAGCGCCTCGATGTGCCGCGCCTGTTTGT